TCGGAGACGTGGCAGCATGCGTGGCACGCGGCTCGCAACTACTCTTTTTCGCCAGGCGAGTGGCGCCAGTGGCCTGTCCTCGTTCATTTGTTTCGGTTCCTATCGTGCTTGTCCATTTTTGGCCTGAACGCTGTGTGCAAGTTTGGCTTTGATGCGACATCGTTGCTCGGTTGGGCCGGCGCTTTTGAGACGATGATTAGGCGGGACAGTGCGCCGACTGTTGTCGTTGGTCACCTTATCAACGCCATGTCGACCTTTGTCGGTATGGTGCTGGAGTGGTGGCGTGGCGGTGACGTTAGTTTGCTGCATCGCCTCAGTTCCGCGCGTGATCTCATTGAAAGGTATGAGTTCCTTTTGCACGATCCGTTGTCCAAGCGTACATTCGGGCGATCGGCAGCTCTTGAAGCTGAGTGGGATCGTGAGTTGCGGCGTGGGCGTGCTAGTCGTATTCCGACGTGTTACGTGCGCCCTCTTTTGCCCCCGGAGATGGTGAGCGAGCTGCTTCGTGTGGACGAATTGGCGCGTCGTGTGCTTAAGTACAACCCTGATGCTGCTGAGGCGGTGCTGCTGCGCAAACTCATGTTGGAGGCGAGTTCGTATCGCCACCGAATCGAGCAGGAGGAGTGTGCTGGCAGCCAGCGCGTGCAGGGCTTGGGCTTCATCGTCCTTGGTCCTGGTGGTGTTGGCAAGACGACGTGGGCGCAGGAGACGCTCAAGGCTATTGGGCGTAAGTGCGGTTTGCCGACCGCTGATGTCAACATCTTGCCCTACGACGCGACTAGCAACTTCCAGGATGGCTTTAACACGCAGCAGTGGGCGTTCATGATGGACGATCCGGAGTTGCAAGTCATGTCGCCGCCTACGGCCGGCGCGCGTTTCTACGCCGCCGACTATGTTTCTTTTCTCAACGTCAACACACGTGGTGTCGAGGCGGCCGACGTCGAGTCCAAGGGAACGCAGTGGGCTGATTTTGTGACGGGCTGCATCGTGTCGAACGTGTGGCCTAGCCTTGATCGCATGCTCCAGGACCCTTACCCGTTTTACCGCCGTACTGCGTTTGTTGTTGAGGTCCGTGCGCGTCCCGAGTTTGCGACCGCGGGGGGTATGCTGGATCCGGCCAAGATGGCTGCGAGTGGCAGCAATGACTATTGTGAGTACATTGTTCGCCCTTTTGATGACTCGCGCTATGTGCCGACCCAAGGTTTTACTCAGCATCCTTACCAGCAAGGTGTGGTGTTGAGCGCTGCAGAGGCTTGCCGGTACATCTCCGATGTGATTTCGCAGCATTACCACGCTGGGCGCAACCGTATGCTTGCAGTGAAGAGCAGCCAGCGGTATTGTTCCGAGTGTGGCATGACGGCTGCTATGCACGGGCCACAGCCATGTGACGACGGTTTGTGGAAGGAGGACTACGAAGACGGGACTAAGATGTCCATCGAGTTGCCGAAGGGCACTATGGTGCATGCGAACTCCGGTCTTGCTCGCCCTGTTGTTGCGCAGCCTGTTAACGTGCCAGCGGCCAAGAAGACTGATGCGCGACCTCCAGTTGTGGTCCAGGTCAATCTGAATGGTCGCGCTGTCAAGCAGAGTGCTGACCCTGTCGCTGTTGCCGCATTCTTTGTGGTCATGGCTTGTACCGCAGCGATCATGTTGGCAGCATGGTTGTGGTTGCGGCTGCATGAGGTGGCTAGCTCCCAGCGTGTCGTTTCATTGGCGGCGGCTGTTGATCGCGTTGCCGCTGTTGCGACGACGGAGCGCGTGCAGGCCGCTACGAGCACGGTTGATCGTATAAACGCGGCTGCGTCTGCGGCGGGGTGTGTTGGCGACACTTTCGTGGACTCGGTGCAGTGGTGCCGTGACCGCTTGGCCGAGCATGAAGCCCAACTGAAGATGTTGTTGGTGGCGCTCGGTGCGCTGGCTGCTGCATTGGCTGCGCGCGCTGTCCTGCGTGGCAGTGATGTGAAGCACGACGAGAAGCAGGTTTTCGAGTGGCGTCCTACGGCTCAGGGTGATGTGTCCAAATGGGATCGAGTTGAAAGTTCTTACTTTATGCCGTCCCACGAGATGCGTAGCCATACCATGGACGCCGCGCGTGACCGGCTGTGGGCCAACATGGGTGTTATTGTCGTCGACGGGCGCCAGCAGCATTTCATCCGTGTCAGTGGCAACTTCATCGTCACCACTTTGCACCTGTTCTTCAAGGACAGACAGTGGGTCAATGCTCCGGCTCGACTCTATCTGCGCAGTCCGCACGGTACGATGCTTAGTGACCCGGTTTCTGTGCAACCACAGTTTGGAGTCAACTGTGTGGCCGTGGGCGACCGCGATCTGATTGTCTTGCGAGTTGATTCTTTGCCCACCTGTGATACGTCGTTGTTACCGCTGATGGCTGATGTTTCGAGTTACAAGCGTGTCGGGGTGGTTGATGACTCGTGGTTCGTTCGCGGAACCAAGGTGACTCCTGTGCGTGCACATGCCATGGTGTACGAGCGCGTGAGCAACTGGGCGTACGAAGGCGCCGAGACCACGATTGGCGAGTGCGGGTATCCGCTGCTGGTCAAGTACGACAAGGCTGTCATCTTGGCTGGCCTGCACTCGACCCGTCTGTGGGACAAGAACCTCGGTGCGTTGGGCTCCACCAGCCTAGCTGAGGAACTCGTCCGTCCCGAGATCCAGTCGGCGATAGACCGTCTTAAGGGTGAGCGTGTGGCCATGCAAGTGACCTACAGTGAGCGCATGATCGACCTGGAGGGACGCGACGTAGTTTTCCAGGCGTTTCCGGCCAAGTCGTCGTTTGCAGCCGCTATGGCTCTGCGGGCCAAGACTGGCGCGGGCGCTACAAGCGCGTTCTTCCCGCTTGGGAATCTCGTCAACCCGCGCCCGCTGGGCACTTTCTCGTCGTCTTTGCATGACTCGTTGTTGCGGCCGTTTTGTGCCGCTCTCGAGGATCAGTTCTGGCCCACTGGTAAGCGCATTGCGGCGCCGGTGTTTAAGGGTCGTGTCCTGCCCGATGTTCCGGGCGCGACCACTCCGTTGTGGACCGATCCGTATGTTGACAACTTGCTCGCCTTTAACACGGCTTCTAGTTGCCGCCCGGACCTGCTCAAGATGGCAGTTGACGACTACCTGCATGGGCTGCCTGACAATTTGCCTCGCTATAAGCCTTATAACTTGTACGAGGCGATTGTCGGCGCTGGTGGCTTTGATGGTCTGAATAAGAAAACGTCGGCTGGACAGCCGTTCGGGGGGCCGAAAGGCAATTGGTTTAGCGTGGACCACGCTTCCAAGTCCGTGGGCCTTGACCCCACCCTGCTGGACCAGCTCAACTTCATGTTGTCCGAGGCTGGCTGTGGCAGGGCGGTCATGTGCGTTTTTACGCACGTGCCAAAGGATGAGGGCACGGCGAAGCCCAACCCCCGCATCTTCAACGTTGGACCCATGGCATTGTTGTTGATGACCCGCATGTTCGTGTGGCCTGTTTTCGAGGCCTTGCGTGGGTGCAGGCGGTTCAGCGAGTGCTCGATTGGACTCAACTTGCTTGGCGAGGAGGGGGTGCGCGAGTTCGTGCAGATGTTCGCAGGGAGCAAGGCTGAGGCGCTGCTCAAGCAATTCACTGACGGTGACTTCGCCAACTTTGATATCAAGAACATCGCTGATTTTCTTCAGGCTACCCGTGACATCGTGTGCGCTATTGCGCGCAAGATGGGTGCGTCTGATCAGCAGGTGCTTGTTATCGACTGTGTTTTGTTGTCCACTATCCAGACCATTCGGTTTCTGAAGAATGACCTGTTCATGGTGATTGGCACGACGCCTTCAGGCGTGCTTATCACTGGAGAACTCAACTCGCTCGTCAACTCGCTGATTGCCCGGTGCGCCTATTATTGGCGCGCGGCAGTCATGCGGTGCGATGCGAAGTGGTCAGATTTGGAACTGGTGTTGACGCGTGACCACCTGCGGAACGTGCCGTGGTTTCGAGATGTGGTGGTGTATCAGAGCACCGGCGACGATAACATCGGTCGGACTCAAACGGAGTATTTTGACATGGCGGCGATGTCTGAATTTTGCTCGTTAGTCGGCATGGTGTACACTCGTGCGGACAAGCGCCCGTTTGGCCCAGACGCTCCGACCAAGCAGGCTTTCACTGAGTGCTCCTATTTGAAGCGTTCGTTTCGCTTCGATGAAGAGTATGGTCAGTGGAAAGCGGCCCTGGAGGAGAAGAGCATGGTCAAGATGATGCTTATGCGCAAGCCGGGGTTGACGGCTCCGGACCATGCGGCGACGTTGGCCACCAACGTGTGTCGTGAGGCCTTTTACCATGGCCGCGATGTGTTTGAGCGATACGTTCAGTTTACGTCCGACGCGCTGCAGAAGTTGCAGCTGTCGCACAACATTTTCTACAACGTTCGTTCTTACGAGTACTACCAGTCGGCCTTTGAGCAAGGCACCCTGAAGACGTGGGGTCCCGATGCGGTGGAGGTGTTTTCGATGGACCAGTATTTGGCGCACCTAGAGGCTATGGGATAGGTCGTGCGGTTGTGGCCTTTTGTAACATATTGTCGTTTTCCTTTCAATAATAGTATATATAAAATCGCCATGTAGGCGTCTATGTTTTACCTTATTTTGCATTTCTTTCCTTTCTTTAGTATATATATATCATGGAGTCTTCTTTGAACCAAGGTGTGAGCTACGACTCAACCACCATGATGGATACTGCAGCGGTTCCGTCCAGCGCTGCTCAACAAATGCTGGACGACACTGGCAAGATGTCGGAAACCATCGCCGCGCGCCCAGCGCGTGCGTTGCGATTCGATGTCGGGCTGGAGCCGCCCAACGTTTTGTTTCGTCAGGTGCAACTTGCTGATATTGCACTGTCTACTTCGGCGCCGGTGAAGGGCGCCATTCTGCTTCGCTCGGTGGCTACTGAGTGGGCGGCGAATGTGACTATTGCCGATGAGTTGGGCAAGTACTACGGTTTTCGTGGCGACTTCGAGTTGTCGTTGGTCACTACTGGAGCTGCGTTGACGTATGGCTTGTACGCTGC